GTGTACTGGTAGATCCAGCTGCTACTACCCAGGGGCCCTCGCACCACTAGCTTAAGTGGTGGTCATCCTGGTAGCATTCGGTTGCTAAGCCGAAATCATGTTGTTAGCTGCCCATGATCAAGGCGGCCTTGGTGGCGAGCGTGAACACACGTGTTAACGTTGCCACGGTTGGCGTGTACAGGACAATCGCGTTGGCAATTGTGACATTTACAATGAAGACACAAGAAGCCTCCGTTGCTGCAGTGTTGATGGTGGCAAACTTTCCGGTGATGGTGGCACCGGTACTAGTTGGGGTGTTAACTGAAACGATTCCAGTGCCCACTAGGTAGATTGCAACCATGTATGTCCCCATGTTCGGAAATATTAAATCTCCGTCAGCTGTTGGGAACACTGGCGATGGTCCTGTCACACTAGAACTGCGGAATGGATGAGCAAGATATGGAGTGGTGGTGTCCAGCTGTCCCCCGACCTCCGGGCTAGGTTGCGGGTCAAACAGTTGTACCACGTAATCCACAAATAGATCTCCGATAATCCCAGTAGTTGTGCAGTTGTCGGTGGATAGTACCAGGTTGCCATAGTCATACGTTTTCAGATCAGTGTCTGGCACGGTGAGGTACCGCGTGAATAGAGATGTGCCCTTCTGGTTGACAGAGATGGACGTTTCTTTCCACACAGAGACCTCCACGTTGGGAGTGATCTGGAACATAGCTCCTTTATTTGGTGGCATTGGATCGACAGGGTCGAGCTGATGCGCCATGCAAATGCGACCGCCAACAGTGGCGGCGCAGCTCGCAACGTAACGGAACTTGAGAGAGGTAAATTTATACTTCTGATAAGATCCGGCTATCGTTGAGAGCCAAGGAAAGTTTTGTAAGGCAGGATTGATGCTGTTACTAGCCACAGCAAAAGCTGTGGTGCCAAACACAGGCCTGAAATACTCACTGTGCTTGACGGAAGTCACCCCATTAATCGTGGTCAATTTGGCCTTGGGAATGGTAATTAACCTTGAAGTGTTCAGGGGTGCTGTTGCACGGGTTGGTTCACCCCGTGCTGGTGATGCAGACGTTTGACGCCGTCTGTTTGCTGGCTTTGGTTGTTGCTTGGTTGACATTATTATTGTTGTTGGTGATGGTATATCAACGGCTACTACCAGTGGGCGCATATCAATCTTTCGCCCGCTAGCTGTCTTTAACTGACCATTGTTGATCCTGGGTCCTTGGTCAAGCCCAGTAAGCAAGGGAGTGGCCACCTCTCGTTTCCCTGCCATAGCGGGAAGCGAGTGGACCCTCATGTTCTGATGTTTTTGTTTCGTTTTTGTGTGGTTTTTAATTGTTTTTGGTTTTATAGAAGCTCTGACTTGGCTGTCAGACTTCAGTTTTTCTATGTGTCCCCCATAGCGTGTGGGTGACACCTTGCTTGCGATCAGCACCGCCAACCCCGCGAGTTTGGTACGGACGTCGGTTGACGGGGAGAAGGCCGCCTTAATAAAGGCAGCGTTTGCTTTCTTAATGGTCTCTGAATCTTTAGTTGAAAATGCCGCGTCATGGTCACGCGACATTTGGTCCAGATCGGAGGCAGCGAGCATACTGCCGGCAACACTATCCTGCCGTTTACCATCGCTCCATCCCGGTCCGGCGTAGTTGCCATGACGGAAGAAGGGCATTGTGGTCGAACGTTCGGAGTGTGCCTTGATGTGTCTCGCGATCTCGTCGCTGGTTGGATGTTTGTCAAGCATGTACCTCGTGAGTCCGTAGGTGTTTGCTGATGACTCCGTCCCCCGTAGCCTAGGGTTCGGTGTTTGATTTGCTAATATATCGTCGCTGGGTAGATTCATGTTTGGGTGATTGTGGTATTAATCATTGCCGCCCAGTAAGCGTGTCCAATGGGGGGAGGACTCATATTCCCCACCACTGAACTGCACGCTCGTTTTCCTAAATTCACCCTCCAATGCAACTTGCTCATCGGGGGTTATGTTCCACGCCTGAAACACCTGCTGCCTAGCCTCATCCGTAACTGTGTCACACCTACGCGACACGCCACGGGTCAACATTCTCATTCCAGTTTGCATCTGCACTGAGTTCAGGATACCGCTACTGCGGCCCTTCCCATTCCGCAGCAACATGCGGTAAAATTCCCCTAGTATGGGAACCCCGGTGTAGGCGGCTAGCCCACCGTCCGCAATTGCTGTGTGCCATTTCTGCATTGTCTTCAGATTGGTGATTGGCAAAACAGTGCAGGCATCCTTAGCAACAGCTGTAGGGATGTTCCTGACCATTGTCCAACTACCACTGATAAGCAATGGATGCATCTGACAAAACTCGACCTCACAAAGCTCCCGGACAGGCCTCTCAACGGTCATTCGGAATCCATTACCGATGAACCACTGAGGCAAACCCTCCAAGAACTTGGTGACGTCTCGTTCTTCCATGAAAACTACGGCATCGTCGCCATTGTTTATCAGATCATATGCAACGCCAACTTCACGACAGTAGCGGTCAATCATGGGAACCATGAGGAGGCAGTTGCCCATCCCCGTGTTGAGATCCCCAGAAAACCTTTTGGCAGTGACTTTGTAGGATAGTTTCCCGTCCTTGCAATAGCCAACCCCCCTATTGTACATTTGCTTCTCAAGGAGACTGCCGAGCTCGTTGTCGGGGTAAACAAATCGGGAGACACCGCCTCCCGGATTCCGTAATACCCGGACCTCACCCATATTGTACATACGTAAGTAGCAGTTGTGTTCCCACATGAGCTGCGCTGTCATGACGTGCATGTCAAATCTACTAGCGTCGATGCCGACGGCCACAGGTTGCTTGAACTGTGACCACTTGTCGGCAATTATACTGGCAACAGTATCTAGGTTGTAGCCCTTCATTACCACAGGACTACGGCAGCCACACATGCGTTGCAGTGCCTTGAATACGCGGTGTTCAATCGCTTTCAGGTACTGGCCAAGCACGAGGTTGTACTTGGGTTTGCGTGGCTGAATGACTCTTGGTGCCTTAGTGGTGTCTCCTTTCTCGACCTTCACGAAACTGTTTGAGACAGAATCGCTGGCCAACAATCCGTATTTCTCATACTCTTCAAGTGCACACGCATAGATGGTACGTTTCCGAGCCTGATAACAATCCACCACTTGTTGTAGTGTGATCCGGTTGGGTTTTCCCATATATTTGTGAAATAACTTGGTTTGAGTGTAGTGTCGCTCTGCGAAAGCACGCGGATCGACATACGGTGGTACCAATGGGAGACTTCCCGCTGGTTTGTGAAAGTAGACCCTTTCAAGTAGGGCACACGCCAGGGTGTCAATCCCGGCGTCAAACACGCCTAATTTAACGTCAGCCCCCACACTCGGCATAGTGTAGAGCGTTCTGACGGGTGCGCTTAGTCCGTATCGTGTTACGCGCAGCTGGGGGTGGGAGAGTGTTGAACTTCTAGCGACCCCTGCGACACGGACCAAGCCCCCCTAAACGGGGGTTGTGGACCGATGCCGGAAAGCACCGAACCACCCATTGGTATACTTAAACCATTGAAGTCTCACACTCCATGACCGCCGTTCATCAGCACATATAATCTCCTCCCTATTGGGTATGAAGACCCGATTGGTTATTCTATCAATGTGCAGGTGAGCGTGGCTAGGTCGTAGCCCGTGAGCTCTCAGTTTGTCTGCAATGAACTTACGTATTGTCAAACGGTTGGCTGGGGTATCCGATGGTAAACCGAAGCGTTCCTTGGCGAGCAGGTAAATGGCCATACCAAACTGGGGGTGCCTGTTTGGTCTCACCATATTGTTCCTGCGTTCTATTGGCAACGCGACGCACATCTCCGCATTTTGCAGCTGAACAGGCAGCAAGGCCGACATGGTGCCATCAGTAACACACCTGATGTAACCTATTGGCGGCGGGGATGTCTCCGTTATTAAGCCAGTTGTGTCATCCTCTATGACTACATTGGCCGCGGGCAAGATGCCCGCATTTGCTACCGCTGTACCTGCGGTAGACTCTGAAGGGGGTACATAGGGCACCAAACTGGACTCCTGATCACACACACTACTTGTGTCTGCGTCCGAGTCAACAGGGGTGTCCTCTTCACCCTCCCCGCCCTGCTGAGTTATGGCAGGTCGTGGAGGCCCAGTCGGTCCCATGGACTGGACAGGTGGCATTGGGATTGCGGTTGCTAGGTACATGTGGGCCTCATCCACAGTGCCTAACTCGCGACCCAGGTTCCTTTTGTGTGTACGGTAGATTCTAACTTCCTCCGCTGTGTTGCGGAGACATACCTTGGCTGGTAGATAGCCGGCTGCAAGTGTTGTGATAGCGGTACATAGTAAGATTGTAATCATGGTAGGAACTTGGTGCTGGGGTGGTTGCCCTCCAGGGCATGGGGAGAGTAACAGACTCCACTGTACTTGATCCACAAGTTTAGCCTGGTTCACAGGTGGTGGTACCACGGCTATTAGCCGACTTTATTTACGAACATGAGTGGTGCTCACCATGGGGCCACAACGTGGCAGTATGCAATGCCCCTCCTACGCATTGCATTGTGGTGGCTTTCCACCTCCTTTGACTCCTAGATTTCTCATTGATTTAGTCGATAAGGTCG